CTTGTTTGCATTTGGAAATTTTGTCTAGAACGGTATAATGGCTCTTTTTAATTCTCTATCCAATAGATCCCTAAGGGATGGACCTCTTGTTGGTACCAATGTCCTATATCCAAAGGTTGGATTTAAGCCCCAACCGCCCTCAAGGAAAATTACCTGGATTTTATGTTTTGGCAGGCGTGCCTTTACAATACCTTCTTTTCATTTCAGAATTTGAGTTTTGTTTTCAATCTTATATTTTGTATCTTTCAATACGTTTGGCTACATGAAAACTTTTCACTAGCAACCGCCATTTCACAACTTAATAAGAAGGCTAAAGATACCAATACGCACCCCAAGATTGTTCCCATGGGCGCTTCAGTTAATGAAGCTGGGAAATTCTCACCAAACAAAAAGAGAATTGTTAAAGCCCTCAAGGTTTTCGACTCTGCTCATGTTCTCACCGCTGAAGAGCGTGTTAGAGTTGAGAAAGCCAAAGACAAGATAAAGTCTAATAAAATCAAAAATAAAAGGAAGGATAAACTTTCTTTGCAGTTTGAACCCGAGATGGGTTCAAGACTAGTCCAAAATGCTACACTCGGGCTTGTTGACTCCCCCTTCATTGAATCATTGTTACGTGAAGGGGAAGTCGCTGCACATGGGGATGTGATTCCCCACATGTTTAACTTCTCTTTAGACCAAAACTCTTCAGACACTCTTAAAGAGTTGACTACTACCATCGTCTCTGCCACTGAAGTGGCTGCTCATGCCTATGAAAGAGGCACTTCAATTGAGCATACTGCTTCTCAAGGTCTTTTGGATGCCATTTCCAGTGTTGGAGGTTCCGCTATGGACTTTGCCATGATGGCCTTTGTCCTTTCCATTGTTATGGTTTGGAAGCCTAAGACCAATGCTGAGAAAGCTTCCATTTCTGTTCTCGTGTTCGCTTATTTAGGCGCTAGAGGGCACTTGTCCACTTTGCTCTCCAATTCCTCTCTTCTTGATTGGTTTTCGAAGCCAGTCTCAGACACCAATTCCCCTGAGTCTTTCTCTTTTGATGAGGTTGGCTCCGTTGTTTCAGGCGTTTTGTCGTCTTACATGTGTGTCAAAACAGGCAGTGCCATGTTCGACCCTAAAGAACTTGGACGCGTCGTTAGTACCTGTGGGCGTATGAAAATGGGAGTTTCTTCTATAACAACAGCCATTTCTATTGTTGTTGGTTTTGTACACTCCAGCATCGATGCGTGGTTCACTGGAAACCCCTTTTTCTTGAAATCAGGTGTTGGTTTTATTGACGAGTTCATTTTGGAAGCTAAAGTCATCATGAAGCTTGATGACGAAAAAGAGCTCCACAACTTACAAAGTTCTTATGACCGTGTCACTGCGGCCATTACTTTTGGTGAGGGTATCTCTATAAAGATCCCTGGCAATTCTGAGATGACTGGTCTTCGTCAACATGTGAATAATTTACTCAATGAATTGAGAAAGATCAAGAAGAGGTTGGTGTCTTCTAATTTTAAGTTTGCCGGTTGTCGTCAGGAACCCGTTGGCATAATGCTCCGTGGTCCTGCTGGGGCTGGGAAGTCTCAGTGCATGGTGCACTTATCCCATGCTATAAATTCTCTTACTCTCAACGACACTGACTTTGGTTTGTATCAAGAGAGCCCTGGCTCCTTTAATTACAACCGCATGACCGAAAACATTTATTGGGATGGCTATCGCCAAAGCATGAATGTTGTCTATATGGACGACATGGGCCAAGCCCGCGAAGTTGCGGGCAATCCAGACACTGAGTCTATGTCTGTCATTAGGTGCATCAACATTTTTGAGAACCAACTCCATGTTGCAAACATGGAAGGTAAGGGAAATACCAATTTCCGTTCCAACTTCCTCATTGCTAATACCAATTTGAGGAATTTCCAATTTGATGCCATAAACACTCCCAGCGCTTTTATGCGCAGGTGGGACTTTGTTATTGACGTCATACCTAAGAAGGAATTTTCCATCGACCCTGAAGCGACGCCTTGGAGGCGTGCTATTGATAAATCTAAGCTCCCTATTTATGACGAGAGCTTTCCTGGATTTGACGAGTCCAAGAGGCACCTTGTTGGCACCACGATGTTGGATCCCGATTGTTGCGAATATCTTGTTCAAGCTTATGTCCCAAACAGTCATGCCTTTGTTGATACAGGTGTTGTCTGGGACTTTCAGACTCTCACCATTGAGATTTACCAACGTTATCTTTTGAAGGAACGTTGGTCTAAGGTCTTTTTAGAGGGGTTATCTGATACCTTGAAAAGATTTAGACAATACGAGGATTCCGACGTTGAGTCTGATGGAGCCTCAGATTGCGATCTCCAATATTCTTTAAGCAATCCTCGTCCATTTAATGAACTTTGTAATACCAATCCTCAAGCTCACCTTTTCATAGATGTTTGCATAAAGAGGCTTATTGTTCATTGTTTGGAAAATGACAGACATTTGACTCCTGATGAACTTTACTCTATGATATGTTCTAAAATTGAAAATTGTGGGGAGACTATAACCACATGCAATAATCTCGACCCCGAGGCTCTTATAAGTCTTTGTGAGGAAGAGATTGACGTCTTTGAGTTGGAAGATTCGCCTAGGAAGGCAATTTTCCAAAAGTCTGATGGCTTTCTTTCTAGGCTCTCTTCTTTAAAAACTGAGCCTTGGGTCGTCAAGATCGGTGAGATTTACCAATTCACTTTGGTTTACCTCCAGGGCTTGGCTTCTTCTACTTCTGACTTTGTATCTAAGTCCGCGGCCTCTCTCCTCTCTTTGGCCGGATCTAAGTTCTTTGATAGAGCCGTGATTTCGAAACTTGCTAAGTTCGCCGCTGTTTGTGCTGCGGTAAAATTGGTATGTGTTATTGTAGGTCGCCTTTATGAGAAAGGTTCTCCTGAGTCGGATGTTCGCTCTGGTAGGTTACGTCGAGCTCGAGTGGTTAGGCCTAAAGCTGTTGTTCCCCAGTCTTTCAAAGCCTCCCATTCTAATCTTTGGGATGTCATGCATTCTCTTCAAAAATCGAATTCTTTTGAAGTTTTCATCCCGAATCCTGTTAAAGGAATCGGCGAAGAAAAACAAGTACGCATAGGCTATGCGCTTGGTCTGCGTGATCGCTTTGTTTTATTGCCTTACCACTTCCTTAGTTGTCTCCAGTCTGAGACTGATGCCAATTTGTACCCTCTTTCTGCTAAGGTACATTTGTGTCGCTTGGGCGTACCTTCTATTGTTCTTACAGTTGGTGAGGTTTTATCTTCATATGTTGAGTTTTCTGAAGCCGATGAACGTGATTTGGCCCTTATTGCCCTGCCCCAGCGTTTCAACCCCGTTAGGGACATCACTCATTTGATTTGCTCTCAGGCGAAGCATGATGGTTATACTGCTTTCAACTCGGTTGTTTTGGTTCCAAGTCTTAAGAATTCAGAGTTACATCTTTCCACAGCTAGGACTGGTGGCAAAATTAAAGTTGAGTCTGAGGAATTTGAGCCTTATTATATTTCTCACACTTATACTTATAATACCACCTTGTCGAAAGGTGACTGCGGTGCCTTACAATTTTCCATTGACCCATCAAATGGGTCTCCTCTTGTTGGAATTCATGTTGCTGGTTCTTCTACCACCAGCTATGGGATTGCCTCGAAGATAACCAAAGAATTTATCGACAAGTATCTTATTTTAGCTGCTTCTTCGAATCCTCCTTCTGTTGTTTTCGATCCTTTGGGAGGCTCTGTTCCGTTAGGCCCGACTGAAGAAGTTATGCCTAATATGATTCCACGGGGTTATATCCTCTCGAAGACCCCTCACCAACCTACTAGTTCCAAGTTGAGGCGTTCGTCCATCTATGGTCTCGTTGATGAAGTCAAAAGAGCTCCTTCACGCCTTTCTGACTTTGTTGTTGATGGTCATGTTTTACGACCTATGGAGATTGCTATCAAGAGATATTGTAAACCAGATGAGTTTATACCTCTAGAAGAATTGGAGTGTGCTGCAAATTCCCTCTTGGACTTTTTGGAGAATAAGTCTAAAGTCAATGTTCCTCGTGAAGTTTTCTCTTTTGATGTCGCCGTACTTGGTGACGACTCTGGGCACTTCACTTCTCTTTCCAGGTCGAAGTCTGCTGGTTACCCTTACAATGTTATGCGTGGAGACACTAGTAAATCAAGGTTCTTTGGCAATGGCCCTGTTTTTGACATGCGCAATCCTGAATGTTGCGAACTGAGGGTCTTGGTTCAATCTATTATTGACAAGGCTAGGGTTGGTGTTCGAACCAACCATTATTATACGGATCATCTTAAGGATGAGAGACGTAGCCTCGCTAAGGTTAGCGCTGGCGAAACGCGTCTCATTTCTGCTGGTCCGACACCCTTACTCATTTGTTTCCGTATGTACTTCGGAGCTTTTACGAAGTGGCTTATCGCCAATCGTGTTGTCAATGGCATGGCGATCGGTATAAATGAGTACAGCTCGGAGTGGGATTTAGCTGCCCACATGCTGCTCCAATTTGGAAAAGGTAATTCCAATATAGGAGCTGGCGACTATAAGGGCTTTGACATGGCCCACAAAAATTCTGTCGCTTGGACCATATTACAATTAATAAATGACTGGTATAGCGATGAAAATGGCCTTATAAGGGAAGTTTTCTGGATGGAAATCGTCAATTCATACCACATTAATGGTGGGTCTCTTTATGAGTGGACTACTCCTTTGCCTTCAGGGGCTCCTCCTACTTCTACGTTCAACTGTTTAGCCAATCATCTTTATTTTCGTCTTTGTTTTCATCGACTTGTCCCTGAGGGGCATTTTGATTTTAACGAAGATGTGTACCTCCTTGTTTTGGGTGATGATAATGTTTTCTCGGTTAATCCTGAGATAAAACATTTCTTTAACGAGGTTGCTATGCAACCAGTCATGTTGTCCTTGGGCCAAGTTTATACACCTGAGGATAAGTCGTCCTCTTTTAGTGCTTCTATGCGCGACATTCAATCTGTCACCTTTCTTAAGAGGTCCTTCCGAATTCATGAGAGCACGGGAACTTATATGGCTCCACTAGAGCTCGATTCTATCATTGATATGATGAATTGGGTTAAGAAGGGGTCCAATTCTATTGGTGATTGCGAGAGCAACATCAACACTGCCTTGGAGGAACTGACTCTCCATGGGACGGCTATTTTCAATACCTGGAAGTGTAAGATAACACAGGCTATTTCTACTGTATCGGACATCTCCCAGCCAAAATGCACGAATTTCTCCACTCTTTTCGATAGAATTAAGAATAGAGATCAAGGAAGTTCTAATCCAATAAATACTTCTCTTGATTACGACGCGATCGAATACAAAAACCTCGGCTGTGGAAACACGCAAATCGATCACGGACGCCTGAGTAGTGGATTAGGTGGGCTTGAGCCTTACTCCCAGGACGCCTAACTGGCAACCCCAGTCAAGTCCAGGGAACCGGGGAAATCCACAACGGGTAACGCGCCTTGTGGATTTTAAACGCGTTGCAACAACAACACAAACACCAGACCATCCTGGTTTAACAAATGACGGCGTCTTTGAAACGAGGCGCCAAGGAGAGATCTCCGAGCAAGCTTCAGGCACAACACGTTCTACTGTTGATGCTGAAACCCCCATAACACAACTTACGAAGTTGGTTAAGCTGGACCCTAATGTGCTCGACCAAGCACGTACCGGGGCCAACCAGGACATTATAGGTTTTCTTAGAAAACCCTATATTATATCCTCTGGTCTTTTCGGCATCTCTGATGTCTACGCGACTTTTAATTACGTTGCGCAAATCCCCCATTCACTTCTATATGGGATTGACGTTTGGAAGCAAAAAGTTCTCGGTAACTTTGCTTTTAGGGGTACTTTAGTTCTTACTTTACAAGTCAATGCCACTCGTTTTCAACAGGGTAGGTATATAATGGCTTGGTCCCCGTCTGGGGGTGGTATTAATGCTCTCCAATGGCACCGTATGCATGCTTCCACTGTTTGTCAAGCTACGCAGTTGCCACATGTTGAGGTTGATATCAACTGTGATAGTGAGGCAACTCTTAGAGTTCCCACCATCAATGCCCAAGGTTGGTCCGCTTTGGACTTTCCTGGCTCTTCCACTTATGGTGGGAATGGCTATATTTTCATCACGGCTTATTCTCCCCTCCAAGTTTCTACTGGCCCTACAACTGCTGGTTGGACTCTTTTTGGTCATTGGGAAGATGTTGAGGTTGCCATGCCTGTCGCTCCTCAAATGGACGTCAGGTCTTCTGGTAAGATAAGAAGAAAGGTTAGACCTGCTGAGGCTGAGCAAGAGTCTCAAGGTATTGGGCCTATATCTAGCGCCTTACAGAAAGTTAGTCTTTCAGCAAGTATGCTTTCGGGTGTCCCTTTTCTAAGCTCCATTGCCGCTCCTGTTTCTTGGGCTTCAGACATTTTGGCCAACGTTGCTAAAGTTTGGGGCTTTTCTAGACCTCATAATGCTGCTGCTACTGTTCCTGTTACTCGTTATATTATGAACAGAATGACCAATGCCGATGTCCCTGACACTTCTACTAAGCTTGGTTTTATGGATTCCAACGAGATTGAGGACCTTCCTGGTTTCGCTGGATCTGATATTGATGAGATGTCTCTTTCCTATGTCGGTTCAATTTCTGCTTGGTACAAAACTGTTGCTTGGAGCGCTTCAGGTGCGGCTGGTGACACTTTGATCGCTGATCTCGTTTCGCCGCGGTCTTATTTGTCGACCACCACTGTCGCTTCTACAGCAATTACCCACCTTACGCCTGTTGCTTTCGTTAGCAACATGTTCGGTCTCTATAGGGGCTCTATTAAGCTCACTTTTAAGCTTGTGAAGACTGAATTCCATACTGGCAGGCTTATGCTTGTTTTCAATCCAATTGATAAGAGCGTTAATGCCGCTCCTCCCAACCCTGCTTACAGTCAATCTGCCTTCTGTCACCGTGAGATCATAGATGTTCGTTATGGTAATGAGTTCTCTTTCATCATTCCTTACATGTCTTTGACCCCTTACCGTTCGACGGCAGGGCTTGACAGTGCCTATGGAACTGTCACCCTTACCATCCTCAACGAGCTTGTTGCTCCTGCTAATGTTCCGAGCACCATCAACATTTTAATTGAGGCTAGTGCTGGCCCCGATTTTGAGTGGGCCGAGCCTTGCGACTTTCCTGGTACTGTCGCGCAAACTTTCGTTCCTCAAATGGCTTCTAGGAACGATTGTGCTATTACTACTGGTGTAGTTGGTGGCGCTGAGATTAATCTCAAAAATGAAGCCTCGCGTGCTTGCGTTGGTGAAAGGGTTTTTTCCTTTCGTAGTTTATTGAAACGATTTACTTTACTCGTTCCAAACTCTGCCATTACGCCTGCTTCTTACGTCAGCTTTTACCCCTTCAATAATATGATTAATTATTTTGAAGGTGTTACTACCACGTCAACAGCTTTACAACCTGATGCTTACAACCTTATAGGGAGTTGTTATGCTTTATCTCGTGGTGCAGTCCGTCTTAAGTTTGTTTCGACGGATGTTACTAGTTCCCTTTTGTTTGCGGCCACTGTACCTATGAAAAGTGATTATTCAGCTCAACTGAATAGCAATTTTTCGTGGGCCGCAACACCTATAAACGGCACCCCCTCCAGTTATCCTTATCGAGCAAATCGAGCACAGGCTACTTTCCGTAATGACAACAATGGAGGTGTCGAGATTGAAGTTCCTTATTATAATAGGACTCATTCAACTGCAGTATGTGATACATATGCTGCACCCCCCATAGGCAATGCTATGAATTTCCGCTTCAACGGACCAGTACCACGTGTGGCTGGTTACGTTTATTTTGCGGTAACCCCTGCCTCTGTTCCTTTAGTGTACAGAGCTGCCTCTGATGACCATTCTTTTGGTCTCTTCATGAGCGTCCCACCAGTAAGCGGCTACGTAGCCGACTTCGTGGGGTAACGCTCAAAATTAATGTATTTATTATGCCATACTTTTAAGGAGTTTTATGTATGGACACGGATTCACGCTCCTACCTCGATCTGAGGGTAAGTGAAACACCGGACAGCTTAACACTGTTTCTTCTGTAAATAACTGATCATGTGAATAATTGGTTACAGACAACCACGTCTCTAAAGGGAGCCGGGGCCTCTGTCACCTGCCTTAAATGGGAA